GCACTTACCACGACATCGGCACAGTACGATTTGGTTCCGGTCGAACTCCAGACGGCACCGTTCTACGCATAAGGAGATATTGAAGAAACATGCCTAATTCAGTCGCATCAGGTTACAATAAACTCCTGAGCAATATGTCGGTTCTGTATAAGAACCACCGGTTTATCGCCGACGAGGTTTGGAAGCCACTTAAAGTTAAGATGGCGACCGGTAACTACCTCAGATTCGATAAGACGCTGTACGACTACACGAATACCTACCGAGGTGTTCGCCAAGAGTCAGTCAGTGCAGACTTCGGTTGGACAAACGACGTATATGCTTTGGACCGACACGCATTCTCCACGTTCGTCTATGACGACGAGCAGAATGAAGTTGACGACGAAGTTGATCTTTCGGTTGTCGCCGTCCAGTTCGTGAAGGAGAAGCTTCTTCTTGAGCAGGAGATTATTTCGTTCGGTTCAGCTAGTCCGCTCAATACGGCTAGTCAGAACTCCGGTAGCACGACTCTAGACTTGTCTACAGCCGCAACTGCCGACTGGAAGACTCCTCTTGCTGTTGCGGTACGAGCCATTGAACTTGCCGCTGGTGTCAGCCCCAACATGCTCGTCATGCACCCTGACACGATGCGCGCAATCGTCTTGACGACCCAGTATCAAGAAAGCGTCAAGTACGTTGTTCCAACGGTCGAGATTGGCGGTTTGATGCTTCCCCAGAACTTGCTCGGCATCCAAGTCAAGTACGTTCAGGCAATCGCTAACACCAATAACGACGGTCAAGCGACCTCTAACACTCGTATCATGCCAGATAATATCTGGGTCGGATACGTCGCTCCTCAGCCAATGCAGAAGTATGTTCTTACATACGGCGCTCGGTTCTGGAACGAGGACAATGTTGTGGTCGAGCGCAAGTTGGACCCAATGTCCAACAAGTACATCGACAACTACAACTGGGTCAATAAGGTTATCGCCTCGGAATGCGGTTACCTTATCACCTGCACACTCCCCGCAGGGCTTTAGTGACCGGTAAATACCCCTTGAACGCAATTCAGGGGGTATTCTTGTATTAAGATGCCATACGCGAATCAAAACACGGTTAAGACTTTGTGTCAGAACCAGATTACCAACGCAGGTGATCTATTTACGGTCGCGTCTTCTATTTGCGACAGCCAGATCGACGGCGACCTCGCCAACTATTTTTTCTGGCCGTACAACCCAGAAAACGTACAAATTAACAACCCTCCACCAGCGTACGTGCTGACCATGGCAAATCTTTTGACGGCCTCAATCATTGAGAGCATGTCATACGCGCAGGTTCAAGGGTTCGCGGACGTGTCGCTAGACTCGCACGGTGGAGGTGGAGCAACCACGTACGCCAGGTACATCGACGGAACCTACAAGCGCATGATGCGAAACCTGATTAAAGGGTTCACGTCGGTACCAGAGTTAGTGCGATATAGTTCGATTGGCTCCAAGCAGGCCGATAGAAAGTTTAGATTGCAAGTTGGATTGGCATCTGATTCGCTTACTGGTGATCAAGAATGCACCCCTGCATCCAATGAATTCAACCCAGATTACGATGTCTTGCCAGGAACTTAGTGAAATATGTCAGTCATTACAGCAACCACCTTAAATTCAATCCTCGATAACTGCGTCGGGTATTACCTTGAGATTCTTGGCACCAGTGGTTCCGGGTTCGGTTACGGACCACGCAATGCTGGATGGGGAGCCGCAAACAAGGCCGCTCTAATCTCCACTGCCATTACAGGTAGTGGGGATTTATCCCTGCAAGCGCAACTTGCAAACTCGGGCGTAACACTTGTGCAGATTACCGACGGTGTTACCCAGGCCGGTCGAAATCTATCCCAGCTTTTGTTCGCTATTCAAAACAATATCATCCAGGCACAAGTGAGTCAAACTGTGCGAAACTTGGACACATATCTTACCTATCTGAACACCGCAAATCCGATCAACTATTGGGCGAGCTTACAACACCCTTCATGGCTTGCACTCGGTGCTTCATGGTTTGCTGGTGTTAATCCTTCACCATGGAATATCTATGCCGATGCACCGGGGTCTGGACCTGGAGCCGCATATACGAATTACTTACGACAGTTAATTGTGGGCACTGGGCAGACAGCAGGTGTGACGATTGACTCCACGTTATACGCTGGAGGGTTCCCAGCATTAACAGTGTCGGGGTTGACGGGTACCGGAACGGTAACAGTTACCGGAACGGCACGTGACCCAGCTAATTATTCGGCAGTATTGACGGGTAAGACTTGGACGGCTAACGTCACCACTAATGGCACGATTGCTTTGACCCCTGGAGGCGCCGCACCAGCCCCAACAGGAAGTCTTATTTTGGCAGTCAGCGGCATCGTGGCGGCAGGTGGGATTAGCGCAGGTACGATTACAGCCATTTCCCAAGCCCCAGCCGGTAGACCAGTGGAGCCTTAATGACTCTTGAGGTGCAGTTCGATTGTACGGGATGGTCGGAAATGATTTCGACCATGATGTCCAACTGCACCATTGAAAACCTTCTAAAAGACGCCGGTGAAATTCTTAACGAAGATATTGCCAGCCAATTCTGGGAACAAGGTGATCCTGTATGGTTACCTCTATCTCCGAGGAGAATGGAAGAGAGGCATCGCAACGGCGAAAGTGACCCGGCAATCCTTATTGAAAGCGGGGCGCTTTTGCGGTCATGGTCCGAGCCCGGCGGCGATCACATTGAAATTATTGGGTCCGATAGCATTACAGTGGGTTCAACACTGTTTTATGCAGAACTTCAACAATATGGTGGCGCGAATGCGGAGCAATCCCACGTTCCTCCTCGACCTGTTCGGTTACGAGAAGAGGCAATTTCACAGGTAGCGGAACAAATTATAGTACACTTAACTGGAGAATAAAACATGGCAAGCATCCCTATTGCACAAGGACGTAACGGGTTTATCACTCATAGTGATGGGACCAATACGTCTACTATACCTGTCAAGTCGTGGAGCTTGACTCAACCACGAAACTTGGTGATTCCTGTCCCCGTTAGTAATAGCTGGGCGACTAACTTTGCTGAGGGTCTTCGGTCTTCACGGCTCGTCGTTAATTATGACGTGCGCATCAGTACAACCGAAATTATGAGTACGACATTCTGGGCATGGTGGTTCACACGAATCGCATGGTCTGGTGGGTTTGATGACACTCAAGCTCTGACGCTTACATGTAACAACTCACAAGACACATACGTCCTGTCGAACGCCAAAGCTGAATCATTTACGCTTGCCATCAAGCCAGGGATGCAAGTTGGATTGCAGGCCGTATACGCATGTCCGACGGTACCGACAAAGACCAATGCAGTTCAGACTGGTTATTCTCCGTTCGACTCGACACGACCACTCATGTTCCAGGACACGACCTTTACAGGCATTACTGGCGACATTTATGGCGTTGAGATTGGATACAGTAACAACCACCTACCTCGCGCACCGCTCAACGGTACCAATACGATGACGGCGTGGGATGCTGGTCCAATTACCTGCAACGCAAAGTTCGACTTTGCGGCCAGGTTGACAACCAATGTTCCATTTGCGGACGCGGCGGCGATCACGATTAGCTTCTTAACTGGTACCAGGATTTTGACACTTACAAGTATTGTTCCCAATACCACGGAAGACCAAACAGTTGACCTTGGGCAAGTGTTTACACCGTGGCCGTGTACGGTTCTCGGTTCAACGGCTCACCCGCCTCTCTATCTATCCACGTAAGGAGTATGTAATTGCCTGACGGTATTGAGTCAACAGCTAGTCTAAAGTTAATGCTTGAGGGGATTCAGGAAGTCCTGAGTGCCCTCAAGGAGCTTGAAGATCAACTAGATCGTATCAAGCAAAAGGGAGGGTCCATCAATTTAGGTGGAGGCCCGAGCAATTCTGCGATTAGTGCATCTGCATCAGGCAATATGGGTAAGGCATCAACCTCACCCTCTAGCGCCACGTCCCTATTTAATCCACCATCAGCGGTCGGGGGAACGGCGGCGGCTCCCATCTCTTCGGATGGAATTCTCACTACGGCAGACATGGCGTCATTCCTTGGCGCACCACCTGCTATCGCGTCAGCCACTATAGGTGCGCCAGTTGTGGCAGATACGGGCTCTGTAGGTCATCCAGGCACCAATGTATACGCCGGGAAGATGATTACGATTTATCCTGGCGGCGCTCAATGGTCAGGAGACATTGTTCGGTACGGAAACAATGACATCGTGCGCTACGGAGGTGGCTTATCCACCGGTAACGCTAGTATTCCGTTCAGTAATGGGTTCACGCAAGAATTCATGAATAACGCCATTGTTCGGTACGGTGGCGGGGCTCAGATGTATGGCGGGGCAGGTGGAGGGGCAGGTGTTCCATCTATGTCATGGAATCCCGGACCGGGCGGCGGCGGGGGTTCGATTGTTCCTTACGGAATGGGTCCGAACTATGGCAACGTGTCATCAGGCTGGGAACCAGGGGAGCAGGGTATTGTTCGAGCCGGTAGTGGACTCCAGGGGGCATATAGTGCTGGCCGACAATACCGACGTTCCGATTTTTGGGATACCAGTATTCCAGGGGTCCAGGATGCTGACTGGTGGGATATTCAAAAACCAGGAAAGAAAAAACCAGGCGACGGGAAAGACGCGTTCCGTTCGCGCATTGGTCTTTATATGGCTATTCGTACCGGCGTACAGGCTCTTGAAGACCAGGCCGCGATTGAGTCACAAACGATTGCCGGTGGCCGGCCATGGAGCAATGAAAGTATGCTCCCGTCCGAAATTGAACTCGGAGCCATTGGCATCGGAGCAATCGCGGGTGCAGGATTTGGTCAACCTGAAATCGGTGCCGCTATTGGTGCCATTACAGGAAAAATATCCAGCACAGCATTACACCCGTACATTGAGCGCGATATTGCCCAGAAATTCCTCCAAAAGCAATATACCGCCATGAATGGTGGCGTTGTACCCATCCTGCCTAACAACCAGATTGATTTTGCGCAAGCCATGATTAACCGTGGCACACCGATTCCTACTGAATGGGAAAGCAACTTACAGTCAATGGTTATCCCGCAAACTACAGGCCAAGCGGCTATAGGTTTAGGGGCTAAGTTTGGCACCGCGATAGGTGGAGCGGTAATCGGTGGCACTGCTGGGGCTATTCCTGGAGCAATGGTTGGAGGACCAGTCGGTGCTGGCATCGGAATATCCATTGGTGCTATTGGTGGAGCCATTGCGGGATGGCAAGCCGCCGACGCTATTTGGACAAGTAACGCCCTCAAGAACCGGCGCGAAGGAATCTTCCGCGAAGACGCCAGCAAGGAGCAAATAGGCAACTTCGCAGGTATGGCTATGAGTCCATTTGTTGAGCGACAGATCGGAGCATACTACAACAATAAACTCTCCAGAAGTTATGCGGATCAAGTGATTATGACGGGTGGGGCAGATAATCCACAAGCCGCTATCTCTGCGCTGGCTGGTATGGAGCAACACGATTTTATTACCACTGCACTTGGGCGATGGTTGCCGCAACTGCGACATGAACAAGACCAGGCGCGGTATTCGTCAGATATTGCTAATTCTAAACTGCCTTACGACATTGCACTAGCAAAGACTAAAAGTGCGGCAGATGTTCGTGCGGCATACACAGGGCAAGACGCTTTAGAATATTACAACAGCCAGCGAGAACTTGCAAGTACGTACATGCCGGGTTCACTGGGTCGAGCACGTGCGGAAGGGGCTATGAAGCAGTTCGTGTTGCAGGGCCGCATGGATATTTTCCAGGCTGAGTCTGGAGAAACATCTGCGTACATGGAACTTGGGCAATCCGAATACCTTGGGGCCGCTCAATTTGCGGCGGCTAGTGGGTCGGTTGCAAACTCGGGTGTGTACGGAATGGCTCAAGCCAAAGCCGCACGAGAAAAGGCCACGTTTGCACGGTCGCTTGCGGATAATAAGCGTAACCCATTAAGTGACGAGCAACGGATGCGACTACGAGCGTCAGCAAACGATTTAGATGCCGAGGCAAACATATCACAATATGACGCCATTGTCAGCAACGTCAAAGGCGAATACGCTATCGCGATGACGGGTGTTGCAGAGCGATCTGTGGCTCCGACCACTGCGTTAATGTATGGGTACGGTGGACGCACCGCAAGTGCCGCTTACGCAGACATTGCCAGAGGTGGACGTGAAAGCGTGGCGGCGGCTCAACGGATGGTGGATGCGTTCAGCAATGAGCCAAACTCCAGAGCCTCTATTGAGGCGCGAAATAACCTCGTTAGCGCACGACTTCAATCTGCACGGATGGAAATTGACCGCGCCAATGTCCCGATGGGTGGATATGAGTCCGCAAAGTTATACGGATTACGCGCAGAGGAGTCAGCACTTAAATCAGGTTTAATTCCTGGCGCTCCTGGGATGATTCGGAACAATCTACAGCAACAGATGGGAACGATTCGGTCCCATATTAGCGACATTGACGCCGAATATGCAGAACTCGCCAAAGAACACAACGGACGACCTCTTCCTGAGCAAGCAAAACGATTAGCCGCTCAACGCGCATCAGCGGTCGAGGAATTATCAGGTCTTACCCGAGAATTTAATTTCGGATACATGGACCGATTGATGTCGATTGCCGCAAACGTGCCACACGCTAACGAGTGGGTTGCTCGGGCCGCATTCTCCAACCGGGAAGCGTCTCAAGCGGGAATTCTGCACCCATCTATAGGTGGCACGAAAGCGCAGATTCACCAGATGCAAGCGTTAGGGTACGACCTGCGTAATCTTGCAAATGCAGACCCACAGGGAGGCTCTGCCGCAGGTTACACGCGGCAAGCGCAAGGTGCGGCGGCTAGTGGATCAACAGTGCCTATTCAGATCGAAGTCACACTCAAAGACGACCGAGGGAACACGTTATCCAAGAATTCCAAGACGATTGAGAACTTTAAGAATGCTCAAGACGTTCGATGGAGGCCAGGATTGTCGAATCGTGTATACTCATAAAGAGGGTGGGGTAATCCCATTTTCTACCTGCCGGGGTGGTTGTAGAGCGCGGATAGATTCCGCGACGGGTTTCATTTCACCTCCTTTATCAGAACACCCCGGCCCTCACAACTCACCGACGGTTCAGGGCCTATACAAGGTTCTTTCCATTATTTATGACTATACATGGAGTACACTATAAATATGGAACTCCTAACATTGCAACCTAACCGCCTATCAGGTCGATTCAATTTGGCGGATGGTATCGTCTTTATCCAATTCCTTAACGGTGAGTACGAAAAAGTTCGGCTTGCCGCTCAGTCATTTGAAAACACGCTAGAGGACGCGACCAAGGCAACGGTTGCTCAACTCCAAGAGTTCTTTGTTGTACCAGGATTGGCAACTGTAGTGCCTGAAACTGCACACCCAACAATTCAATGGGACACGTCGGGGAAGCCAGTCGTGATTGATTCCACTGCACCAGCACAGGACCCCAACCCGGCTCCAGAACCAGCACCCGCGACAGAATCCGCTCAAAAGGCCCCAACAGTAGAGGAAACAAATGAGCCAACCGCAACCCCAGAACCAGCACCCGCGACAGAACCAGAGCAAGGTACTCCCACCACCGAGCACATATCGGACGGGCAGGAGTAGATACGGGGTTAAACATGGAGTCGCCAACGTCCACGGTAAATTAGTGCCGTGGACGGCCAGCGTCGTACTCCGTGAATTCGTACACACTTCTTTTGGACCATCTGGAATGCAGATGGTGTTGTTTGAAATCTAAGAATAATGGCAAGTTGGCTAACTGGACGCACATGGAGACTTCCCGCCAGCGGTAATCTATCCCTAGACACAACCGGGATAGTTACTGCCGCAGGTGGTGGGCATCCAGGATTCCAGCTTGCAGGTTCAGGGTCACTGCAATTCAATTTCTGCGGGATGCAGTTAAACTGCTCTGCCGCTGGTGGTTGCGGTGGTCCTACCGGTCCCAGTGGCGTACAGTTAAACGTCGAAGCGCAAATGCCGACAAGACCGTCGGTTACGGCCACCTTAACGGACTGGTTTAACATAGGATTCAACCCATTTACAGGTGGTGGTGCCCGAGGCGGCACTTATACGTTTTACATTGACGTTGAAGAGTGGGCCACAAGCTATATTCCATCAGCATCCACCACGATTGACGGGACTAATTTCCCGAACTACGGTGGGACAGCGCAGGGGGATGGGTTGCCGGCCAGCGGCATTCAGTACACATTGCAACCGCGCATCGGTGGCACATGCTATTGCTCAATCGCGCTGTCGTCAATTACGGCTACCATTTCCTTCGTGATTGATGCCGCACTCCAGGCCGCGATTGGTACGATTTCGGACTATCAGCTTTACGTTTTTCCGAACACTAGCTTTTCCAAGTTCAACGCAAACGGTAGTGAGCCCTCGCACCTATACACAACTTCGTGGACCTCCCCAGTCGTACAGACATCATCCTGGACGGTGCCGGGTGCCACATGGTCGAGCAACTTTCCGAACGGCACCCTAGCGTGTGCGGTCGATTTTGATAGAACGATGACCTGCAAGGCCAACGCGGATGCGGCGGGATTGTGGTCAATCTCGCACATGGTCAATACCGTGTACTCGGCGGGGTCGGCGGCGATGCAAGCGCCGACTATGTTCGCGTTAAACGCTAGAGCAAAATGCTTCGGAAGCGATATTCCATCCCCAGGGGTGACGATGACCGTGCAGGATAAATTCTCGCACACGTCAAACGTAACTCTGAACCCTACCGCTGGGCCGACATGGGACCAGAAAAAGTATACGGGCTCGTGTGATCTGAATGGGTACTTGCCGCCGGGGGTCGCACTGGACGAAACGTCCCCAGTGGCGGCTTGGCTTTCTTCGTTATCGCCCGACGATGCAACTGATTGGCGATGTATGTTTAACGGGTTCAAATGGGACGCGATGACAATAGCCAAAGCCACTAGCTTAAACATTGATCCGTGTACCTCACTCACCCATTGGTCGGCAGGAGCTAATACGACCCTATCGTTAGTTGGAGGGCGAGTTCACGCGGTGGCATCAGGAGGAACTGGGTCACTAACCCTAGCAGTCCAAAGTGCGGTGCGCGTATGGGAAGTTTATCGGTACTTGCAAATCACCGGATTGGCCTCAGCAGGAGTGACGTTACATGCAAGCTTGGCTGGTCAAAGTTGGGATTTTCCATTTATCGTAACTTCGACAAGTCCCCAGTTAGACTTGTGTTGCGCGACCTCGGATGGCACCACTGTCAATAGTACACAATGCCGCTACCCATTATCAGGGTCAGGTGGATTCCCGATAGCGACCGATCCAGTAGATCAGTATGACTTAGGTTGGGGTGTTAATTTCTGTGACTCCATTACTATTAGCGGCATACCTAACGGCGAATCCATTACGCTAACTGATGTTTCATTAGTGAACTCATCCGACCCTGCACGTCAGGTTGCGCTTACCATCCTGGAACCATTTAAGGATTTCAACTTGGGGTGGACCTCGGGGTCTGACAAAACCTATTTGCAAGATTTGCTGATCTTGGAAAACGATTATAGGCCGTGCGATCTACCAGCACTCGCGCATATCGTTCCATTTTCGGGCTCACCAACATACCGATACTACGCAATTTATGAATTGCAGTCCATGTTGGCATACTTCCCAGGCATTACTGCGACACTGCTAACCGCTCCTACCGATGGATACCACTCGACCTCGTTGCCTGCGCTTATCTTCGGTGGACAAGGGGCGACAGTGGATACGGTCACCGGCATTTGGAAGGACTGGATAGACCAACCATTAGGGGCAACCGTACCAGCACAAGACTTGTGGGACGAGGTAGTTGTGTATCCTGGAGCGGGAAACGTGTGGACGCAAAGTGCCGCTTTTGGTGGATACACTCCTTTGTGTGTGTCGAAGTCATTACGTGCTCAAGGATGGGGTGACGTATTCACCTTAACTGGTACCCCAAACGTGGGTGCGCAAGTTCAGCTTTACGAAACTGCCACACCGACCACTCATGAAGGTTCCGGGTACTCAAACAGCATCGGTGGGTACCTGACTGGCGCTACTTGGGCGTTTGGCAACGTTGATACCACATCTGAATTAAACCAACCACCAATACCACACCTAAGCGATCACGCGGTATTGCAAAATCGCCAACGGTGGAGAGCATCATTTCGTCATGTTGCGGTTGTCGTTCAGGGCTCAGTTTGTGGCTTTGCGCGAAATGTTGGATGGGGACTGGTCGCGTTTGGAGACGCCACCAACGTCTACATGAATCGGTATATCAAGTCGTTTGACGCGACATTTACCGTTGGGGCATTTACCGTTGATGATATTGATGGATACTGGCGATACGGTTTTCAGGCCGCAATGGACTTGTATTACGTTCATGCTGGCGGCTCAGACGTATACTATATTAGTAGTGTCGGCAAAGAGGACACATGGAGTACAGAAACATTGATAGCATCAGGAACACAAGTTGCGGCTGACTACGCCAAGCCTCTTGACATGTCAATGGCTGTTATTTTTGATTCCGGTACATGGAAAGCGTACACGAAAGTTGGGCGATCAGCGTTCGCCTTGGCTGGGACTGTTCTAAGTAGCGTAAGCGCCAGTAAAGCCGCTCTTATCTTTGAGGATGGTGTTGTGCGTCAGTGGCGATTTGTTGTGCCGTCCGGTAGTAGCGTGGATAGCTACATCAGTCAAGACGGTGGACAAACTTGGGTGCCTGGATAAATGGAAGTTCTACATAACGCGCAGGTTTACATGTGGCCCACGCACTCTCTGTTCCCTTATCGGGTTCAACCACAATACCGTGCCGCATGGTATCCGTGGGAGTTTGGAGACGGACCTCTCACAAACGGCGAAGGTGGAACTACCAACGTTGCCCACAATTACGAAGGTCAGCACACGACCTCGACCCCGTTGCGTGTCCCGCACAACGCGTTCCTTCAAGCAGGAATTGATGCGCTGTACGATACTGAATTAGCCCTAGTCACGGCGGCAGGTGGGTACGATTCGACCTTGCCGTCGGTAACCTGGACTTCAAACGCTGAAACAGGTTGCTTCTACCAGCCATTATGGGGTAGTCAGACCAGCCGAAGCATGGGCATTTCGGTCATGACTAGCACGTACACGTCCGCAAACACTAACAAATTTGAATTGACTTCAACCGTATCCAACCACCAGGCTTTGACGGTAACCGTGTCGGCGCGACCGCAACCAAAAGTATTCTTTGCCGCTGGCACCCAGGGGGGCGTATCAACCGCTTCGGATACTCCTCAAGTATGGGTTGGAGTCAAGCAGGGGGCCGTCTACTGGAAGGTGATCTCTGAGTCAAACGGCGACTACTTGATCCAGCAAAGCACAGACTCGGGGGCGACATGGATTACCCTTCAACAAATTCCAAGGACCAGCAGTGCATCACCTCAACTGGCTGGGTTTGATTATGGCAACGGTGAACCGCTCCTGGACGTGGAATTTAAGCTATTATCCGAGCGCATGTATATTCGGCTTAATGACCGAGCGACGGTATTCAGTTTTATTGCCAAACAAGAGACAAAGTACCTCGTAGGCATGTTTGGTGGCGCGTCCAATTTCTTGTCTGCGAACATGTGGGGTGAACCTGGCAAGTGGGACAATACCATGAGTATTGCCACTCCATATCATAGCGCACCATATTCGGCAATGACATACGATTCGCTATCCATGGACAATGCTCCTGATAGCGGTGCTGGTTGGACGGAAACCCTGGATACGAGCACGGTGGACCCCGGCACAGGTCAACCGTATACCCAAACGACTGGCCCTAATTTGCGTGCCAAGGTGGACTTCACGGGGCCAACAGACGGCACCTATAAAGGTAACGCGTATTCGGACCTGACAAAAGTGATTCGGGGGTTCTACACTGACTCCACACCTAACGATTATTCGGACCCTCAACCGGCCACCCAACTATTCCCTGAGCGCATTGTGGTTAACCACAAGTTTGACCCCGAGGCCCTAACTATTCACTCGTATGCCAAGTTGTTCTTTAACAACTACGACGGGTCGTGGGGTAACTGGATGCTGAATACCGGGCAGGTAGCCGTGCAGGTGTACGCTTCACGCACAACCGATGACGGCTCCATGTCAAGTCCTCAACTTATCTTCACAGGCTACGGCCACTGCGAGGGGGACGTGGAATCAGTCGAGGGTGGTTCTTTGTTCGTTATGACGTGTTGCGACCGCATGATTCAGCTTGATTCCCCGCGATGGGACTTGCCGCGTATGGATGCGTGGAACCAATTCTATGCGGCATCGTACCTTGCACAACTTGGGGGATTTGTGCCTGATGACTTGTACTTTAATGCGCTAGTCGGACCTGACCCTGACACCGACCTTGGCGATCAGTACGGTAACCCTGCGCCGTTCCTTGGGATTGGTGATGCGGGTAGCTTGCAGAATAGATATGCCAATGGTAAGCTGGACGAGCTACTGATTAAACAGGCTAACCCGATTGGATATATGGTATTTACGGACGTGGCCGGTAAGCTTCATTTTGAGAAGTTCCAACTAGCGGACGGTATTAAGCGTGTATTCTTTGATTCTGACTGGGAAAGCGTCTTAGGAACCGGCCTGAATTTTAATAGCGTACTCGCATCCAGTGTGCGCAAGAACATGCGCGAGGTTCGATCAGACTTTGCGATTATTGGCATCAACTCGTACACCCCTTACTGGAACCCAATCATTGAGCGCCGACCGGTTGACCCGTCCACCAACCCAATTATTTTTGATCCAACGGCATACAACCACTTAGGCTATCAGAACATGGGCCAATGGGTAGACGGTATCTTTGCGGACTCGACCTTTGCATCGAATGCGGCAGACTACATGTACCGAGTTTTTTCCCTGCCGGGGCTGGACGTAAGTCTTCCGACGGCCTGGTTGCAACCGGACATTTTCCCTCTAGACAACGTGTGCTATACGGGTGACCGTGTGCCACTATCCAGTATCCCGCTAATGGTAACCGAAATCACTCACGACATTACAATACAACGAGCTACGACTGATATTACCGCTCGCTACGTTCCAGGGAGCCCACCGATTGCGTAAGATTCAACCTCGCGCACCGTGGCAATTCCTTATGTCAAAGCTGACATGGGAACAAATGAAACCATACGCGGAAGCGATGGAATACGACCCAAACCCGCCCCAGTTACGGTTGCATGAAGCGCGCAACCGATTCCGTGTGCCTGACTGGGGTCGGCGTACCGGCAAGACAAAAGCTTGCGGGTTTGAATCTGCAACATGCGCTATTCTCGGTGGATGGGTTATGAATGCGGCCCCGACTTACAACCTCGCGAACAAGGTGTGGTCCGAGACGGTTGCCATGATCGAGGGTAGCAAGTTCCGCGAATTGATTTCGGATTTGATTACCCAGGAAGGCAAACAGTCGCTCAAGTTAAAGACGGGCGGTATCATTCAGGCTAAGAGCACCGACAATCCGCGATCTCTCGTAGGAGACGGTTGGGATTTGTGTATCTTTGACGAGGCCGCACTAGAGGATTCGCCCGACCCCTGGTGGAGAAGCATTCGGCCAGCACTCGCTGACCGAAAAGGTTCTGCTATTTTCCCTAGCACACCGAACGGTGACAACTGGTACAAAGCCCTATTCGACATGGGTAAAGACCCGAGTCGCCCCGAGTGGTGGAGCGAGCAGTGCTGGAGTGGGGAAAACCCCATCATGACCGTGGAAGAGATTCGGTCTATGACGGAAGGTATGACTCATGATCTAATCCGTCAGGAAATCTACGGGGACTTCCTGGGCTCCGGTGGCTCCGTGTTCCGCACGTATCATGAGGTGTGTGACGCTGAGTGGCAAGAAGAACCAATCGACGGCCACCAATATTGCGCCGGTCTTGACTTAGGGAAGGTCAATGACTTTACGGTCCTCGCGATCTGGGATAGCACCTTAAATTGCTTGGCGCATTTAATCAGGCTTAATATCCAGCCGTATCCTAGCATGATGCGCATTATCGGAGCGGCCCTCCAGAAATGGCAATGTCCGGTCGTGGCTGACGCAACCCGCGAAGCGGGTACGGTAGATCAATTAGGGCAGGATTGTTTCTATGCGCGAGTTGAACCGTTCGTGTTCAGTAACGATAAGAAGACGCGAATTATGAATCAGTTGTCTTTAGCATTTGACGAGCACTCGGGGCACCTGCTTAATAATGAAACACTCCTTGGAGCGGAGTGCCAGAGGGAATTTGGAGCGTATAAGTTCAATAAGTTGCCAAGCGGATTGCTTCAAATGTCAGCACCACAAGGCAAGCATGATGACATGGTATGCGCGGTAGCTTTGGCTTACGAATGTAATTTACGTCACATGGGGCTCGGGGGTTCGGTAATCTATAATCCCAAACCTAATATCATTACCCCATTGCAGGGTGCATTCTCGGTAGACTCACTATCTACTGTAGCCATATCTTCGGGTCGGTGCCGAGGGTTTTCGTTGTCGTACCGTTAAACTATAAGTATACTAGTCTTACGGCTATGAAAGAAAACACCAGTTTCCAATCTATCCCGCACCGCTTCGGGTGGTGGGGAACTTTACCAAACTGGGTGAAGGTAGGCATTGCGCTAGTGGCAACTTGCTTTGCACCCTCTGTCTCATTTGCTTCGGTTACCTTGCCCCGGTTTGAGCTAATGCAGGTTGGGACCGGACCCGTCACGCCCGCGCAGACCGCATTTTTTGATGCGTCGGGTAGCGGCTCTACTGTCAACGTGGAAATGCGTAGCAGTGGGGGCCTAGAAATCCCATTTGTAGATTCCACTGGAGCGACATTTGGGGCTGTAACACTAACTATTCCTGCGGGTACAGCTCGTGGGTTTGGTTATCTCGTCACCCAGACGAAACCCGATGGTACACACTTCCTAAACACGCTAACCAACGGCGGGGCTACATTGATAGTTAACGTGACTTCTGGCAGTGTTACGATCAATACGGCTGGAACCATTGATTCCTCGGTGGGCTCAGGTGGCGGTATTGCCACTCAAGTTGTAGCACCTAACGCAACCACACCTACGGCGCTTAGTATCGGCACCATTTATTTTATTGCACCCGGCGGTAACGTGACAGTTTCGTCCGGGCAATCCACTAATGCCGCAATGCCAATTAACCTAAATCCACTCGCTGTGTGCCTGTTTGATGCTGGCGGAAGCGGTGATACGTTGGGAGTCGAATACATTGATGCTAATGGCATTGTCATTCCAATGGTTGATACCGCATCGGTTAAATGGTCAGCGATTACTGTTACGCTTGGAGCCAGCGGAACTCGTGGGCTATCATATCTAGTGTTGCACACGTCCCCGGATGGTACGCACCCTATCGCGGCACTTCCATCAGGGGCGGTCGCTTGTAGGTTGCGAGTCATTAACGGGTCAACAGGTGTACCGACCGTTACCATAAACACGGGCGGCACGGTTGATGGTTCAGCAGGTACCGGAACTAACGGATACGCGACGGGATACAACCCAACCGCGTCGTCTCCGGTGGCTTTGTTCATTCTTGACATCTACGTTGTAGGGAGAGTTCGATCTTAATGAAATACATTACTTCGTTTCTACTCCTGATGCTTTCAATGCTAGGGGTAGCGCAAATTCCCCCTAGTGCTGGACGCATCGGGGGAAACATTATCCCGCAGTCATCTTACGTGATTCCGGGGTATACAGGCACGGTAGCCAACGTGACGACGCACAAGGCAAAGATCATCCAAGGTCAATGCTTGTGGAATAGTCCTGTCGATTACACGTACACTGCAACTAAATCGGGCAACTTCATTAACGGTGAGGTTGTTACCGGTTCCGTTTCGGGTGCGACCGGCATCTTGATCCAGGACTCCGGTGCTGGTGGGGCGTCAGGCATTCTGATTATCAGGCCGACGAGTACCGCCCAGTTTGTGTTTGCAGACACCATCACCGGGCAGACATCGAATGCGTCGGTGACTACCGCCTCACAGTTTCAGCAATCTGAGAACTATGTTGTTTCGCCGTACAAATCCAATACGGGTATCGCCCTGTATAACGGACAGACGACTCGCCGTGGAGCGTCTACAAACTACGCCAGCTATTCGCTCGGAAACTCCCTATATGGGACTAATTCGGGTATTTACGCTTGCCAGCAAGCCAACCGGTTTGTGATTACTGGGACCGTAAGCGGCTCACCTCAAGCGGGTGAAGCGGTCACTCAGGCCACAAGCCTCGCAACTGGTCGAGTCCTATCAGTGGTGGCTGGTGTCGCCACTATTGAAGAGTCGGGCACTTCACCTGCCGACTTCGATAACTCACACCAAATTAACTTCACCACCTCGGGTGCAAACCTGAACACCCTTACCGCGCTCGTTAAGACAGCAAACGTATGGTGGCTGGAGTGGAGCCCAGACGGGCAAAACATTCCGTTTAAGCCAGCACTTGACACAGGCTCTAGTTCGATCTACCTCGCTCACCAGATTTGTGACTGCGGAATTATCGCAGGTCCAATCACGGTAGCCAGCGGCACGTACAGTAACACTAGGGTTATTTGGTTTGGAGACTACTGCGAAGGTAATCCTTCTATGTATTTCAACCTACCCGATAAGGAACCTCTTGTATGGCACAAGATGTTTACGTGTCGCGGAACCGGCAACAGCTTCGGAGCAGGTGGTACGCAGTCAATTAGACACTTCCACGGAGCCGAATTCTTTCCTGGGTTCGGGGCCTATGAAGGTCGTCTCTATATCATGTGTGGCGATAACGATTATCAGGCAGGAATTATTTACTGCGATAACGTTGCCGACATGTGCAATAACCCGACCAACTGGGGGCAGTATTGGGGCTTAACCAATGTCAACGGCCCCGCACGATCATCGTGGGCTTCGTCAGCCACCATTTACCAGCAGACATTAACGTACAGTTCTGAATCTGCGCCTTTCCGTTTAGGGGAGCGAGTCAACCAGGGTTCTAACTTTGGGTATGTTACAGCCGACAACGGTACGAACACGCTCACAATTAACCTGGACCCATCCAGCGGGGTGTTTATCACTGGCTCACTGGTTACGGGTGTCACCACAAACTCAACTACAACCCCGACCGTAGCATCATCCACAACCAACCTGGGTGGTGGACTCAATTACTTTATTGGAGTCAACCCGTATCCCCTAGCGGCCAGCGCATCTGTTACTGGGACGCAAGGCATGGGCGGTCAGGATTCCCGAGCGGTTGAGATGGTTGGTGATGGGATAAACACCATTACTGCGACCTGGAGTGGCACGTTTATTATTGGCGACATTATGCGCCAAGCGACCAGCGGAGCCTGGGGTTATCTGATCGGAACCGGAGTCAATACTCTTTACATTAGACCAGACGCATCCAGTGTTCCGTTCGATGGGTCACACAACATTACCGGTAGCGACAGTTACATAACGACAAGTTCGGTTACGAAGGCGCAGGGTCACCATTATGCGTACATGATTCCCGACCAGGCCGCACTATCGTATCCAGCGGGGACCTTCCCATCAAACGATGGTTATGCGTGTCCCAAGGGCGCAAATATCATGCGGCGTATCGACATTAACGCCAACACGATCACCACAATGGCTGGTAGAGTACATGGTGAAGGATTCCAAGGTTGCTTGACCCCGGACGGTACCATCCTATTCCAGTCCGAGTCGGACTTTAACGGTGGTACATGGGCCGGTAATTCTGACGCGTACGTCCATCTGTACGCTTTGACTCCGGACGGTTCAAACCTCCAGGAAGTCTCCAAGTGGCTCCGTGCGGATTACGCTTCACCATCGGGTGCAGTGTTCTTTGCTCGTTGCTTCTACGCATTCGGCGCAGTATGGGGCTGGGACATCAACAGCAACATCTTCGGTGGGGACTCCATTGTCGCGTTCGGCAATAAGCCACTGCGCCAGTACGATCAGTTCACGTACAACACGATCACGCAACCGGCGTTCTTTGGCCCGAATCTCTTCCCTGACTCCAAGTTTGGACGATCGGAGACAAACAACGAATGGCGATCTTCGGGCTCGGTTGGTGGTGCAGGTGTTGTTCCAGTATCAACCATCACTGGTTTGATTCCGAACTTTGACACCGGCATGTCATCGTCGGCCCCTAACTACGTTTACAAGTTGACTCCTAGTAGCTCAACCGGTATATGCTTGGCAACTTATACATTCTCGGTCATTGATGCGTACTACCTTCGTGGGTCGTTCGTCACAGTGTCCGTGTGGGTGTATGTCCCCAAGGCGTCTACGAATAATCCTGCACTCCAATTAACCACTGGAACAGGCGACGTGACGCAGGTACCTATCACGCCAATGGACCAGTGGCAACGGGTCAATGCTACGATCTATATTAACTCGACAGACCAGTCGCTTCTAGTCCAGTTGTACGCTCGTACTAGCCTATCAGCCACAGATACGACCTACTCTGCATGGACTGACGTGGAAATGATTCCAGGCACTCAGCCAGCACCTTCGGGAACGCTCGGCCAAGAGTCCTATCAGAATCAGCACGATATTCAGCGACTCTCGACTACGGTCACCTACGCTTCGGCTAACGTGACTGCTACCTACCTCACTTGTCGATATAAGAACATTACCTTCTCTGGTACAGGTGGTGGTTCAGGCCGAACGTTCATCCTGCCAGCCGTTAGCGCCAACCAGGGAACTAACGTCAACTGGGAGTGGACATTCACTAACTCATGCGACCAGATTATTACGGTCAACATCAATGGTTCAACTGGCGTGGCTATCGGTGTCGGCAAGACGGCAAAAATTAAAATCAATGCCGCTGGAACCGATACTTTACGGGTCACACCGGACACCTAGTCTGTAGGATAATCAGGCGCAAAATAGCCCGACCATTTACGCGGTCGGGCTATTTTATTTGCGTCTATTTATCTACATGGAACGATAACACGGATTTACTTTGCTTTTGGTAACGATCAAAGTCCGTGCAGGGCATACCATACAAAACCTGCGGCGGTTTCATATGGTCGACCTCGTAAAGTATCGTGTGTAGCCTCGATATGGGGCCGTAGAAAACAAATTTATGCACGCCCCCACTATCTAGCGACCTCATAGCCATTGTCAGGTACCCACGGGGTTCGGATTTTTTGGGTATAGGTTCATTGTAAGACCTTGTTGGCTTATGGTGGTACATGCTTGCGGTGTACTGCCCCACGCTGAATACGTCACCATCTCTAAATTCACCCCAATAAGCCACCGGTTGCACAGATGACCCACTGTCAAGCCATACGTATTGCGAGGACGGTTCCTTAATGCTGAGATGTTTGACATCGGACACCAGTAAATGCCCACACGTACACCACAATACTATCAAATTCGCACAACATAAAAGTATGATTTGCGTGTTGACGTTAGACCACCAGTTTGCTTG